GCTTTGATTGCTTTATGTAGGTGAGATAAAACAATATTTCTATTCATGTCCCTCTTACCAGAGTGGACATAACAGATAGCGTCAGGTGCAATCTTTACACCTTTGTTTTCAAATCCACGGAGTCCTTTAGGAGCATAGATGTAATACTCAAGTGACTTGGGTACTAATGATTCTCCTTGCGGATCACCAGGTCCGTTTGCTAAACCTGATCCGCCTTTTCCTCTGTCAAATTCGACAACCTTTTTGATTTTGCGTGGATCGATATACCTTAATTCTGTAATACCTTCGGAAGGTTTATCAGGATTAATCATCTTATGGTAGAAAAGTCTACCATCGATATACCATCTACGGAAAATATCGTATGCTCTTCTGTCAAAGTCTAATAGAGATAAGACGTTTTCAAACTCTTCTCTAATTCTTTTCTTAAGAGTATCACTTGCTTGCAGGTTTGATAACTCTAGATCAATAGGGTGATCATCTAATTCACCTGCAATCGCTTCATTTACGACATCATTGATTGCTGCATCCGCTTCTGGGTGCAGAGACATCTCACGATATCTACCAATGAGATCCATTTCTGTACCTTTGGATGACTCTTTGTCTCCAAAATCTACATACTGACCAAAGTAACCACCTGCTACAATGGGTTCGGCAGCATCCTCACTATCTTTACGCACGAAAGAAGGACCCTTAGCTAAAGAGCCCTTCTTCTTGCGATCAAGAGAATAACCAAATAATTGTGCCATTCAAAAATGTAACTAGGTTATAGTTATTTAGCGACTTCCAAAAACTAGTTTTTAGGAACGTGATGTGCTGCGTTAACGTCTGACGCATAAGTCCAGTACTGAACCTGAAACTCAACTGTGTATTCTTCTGGTGTGTCGTTGCTATCCCATGCAAGATCGATTGCTGAGATGTTACTTGGCCAGATACCTTCAAACTTGTATGCTCTGGTTTGCTCAGACTGTCTGTCATACTGACGGACAATAGCTTGTGTTTGATAGTTAGCAGGTGAGTCGAATGACTGGAAGTTTTGTTGTAGTGCTTGGATCTGTGTTGACCAATTCTCCAACTGATTTCTAATCACGAAGTTAGCGTCGTTTAATACAGTAACAGTCCATGGTTCGAATGTCCTGTCTCCTGCGATTTTAATTGTCCTTCCTCTGTAAGGAACTTCAATTACACCAACTGTTGATGCGGGAATGTTTGCTGCTTTAACTAGAAGTGTTGCAAGGTTTCCACCGAAAGGTGCTTGTGCTGCTTCTGATTCTGCTGCGTCTGCTGCTCCACCGCTTCCGCCGATGTTTGCATTTGCTGTAAGTTGAGGGAATGTTAACTCTACTTGGAACAGATTAGGGCGGGCAAGGTCGCCTATCTTATTTCTAAAGTCGAAAATAGGAGAGTTAATCTGCCCCCCTTCGACGTTGTTTACTGCCATTTTAAGTGTCTCCTATTTTAGTGAATTGACTACGAAGTCGTAGCACGGTTTACTTAGGTTGCAACTTCAGAGAAGCTAGCTCCTGTCCTTGTTGCTGTAAATGTAAGTGTGATGAAGTTAATAGATCTAGTAGGTTTGATGAAGATCTCAGCGTAGAATTCTCCTCTGTCAATAGACTCAGGAGGGTTGTTTGTGCTATCACAGACAACCAAGAAATCAGTAACACCACGACGTGATTGTACGGATCTCATGAAAGGTTCTACGATATTCTTGAAACCTTGACGAGTAAACTCATCATTCAATTCAAAGAGTTGTGTCTTAGCAGCCTGTGCGATTGCTTTTTCTAATACTAAGAAAAGGCGTCTCACGTTGATTCTGTCGAATGCAGACTGATATGCTAGTGCAGTCTTGTCTCCGAAGAGGACGATTCCTTCGCCAGGGAAGGCAACAACTGGGTTAACTCTAGCAGCGTATAGTCTGTCTCTGTGATCTTTTAGAGGTGAGTAAGCAAGTTTAACTGCGTTACGAAGTTGACCTCTATTGAAACCTGCAGGTGAGAACCATGGCTCCTGATTTAGAGTTGTGCTAAGTGTTAGACCTGCAACGTCAGCATTACATGGAATGTAACGATAGACATCGTTATAACGGTCATAGATGTATTTGTAGTTACTGTCAAATACTGCGTATGAGGAAGATGATAGTTGATCAAAGAAACTTACAGTCTTGTCAACGATATCTCCTACTGATGCGATTCCAATAACATCGCCACGATAAGGTGAGATGAATGCCATGCAATCTTTACGAGTGCTTGCAATATCGATTACCTTTTGTGCCTTAGCGATTGTATCGCTCATGTTACTCATGGAAGGACCCATGAGGACGTAATCCACTTCTTCTGTTTCAGCATCGCTGAATAGGTCGTAACCTGATAGAAGTGAAGGTCTGTCAACAGTATATCCGTCTACTCCACCTTGTAGGTGATACTTGACGGTGCCGTTATTCTTTGTCCCGATAACAGGAATACTATTTGGATCAAGACCAGTGATGTTATCTCCACCGTATAGTGCAGCATCTGCCTTGATCAAGTCAAAGTCACGGTTTACTACGCTTCCACCCCATGATCCGTCGGCTGTGCCAGAGCGGTCAAAGATGTTAGCGGTTTCGTGTGATCCCCAGTAAACATAGGAGGATTGATTCATTAAAACATCGACGTAGTAAAGTGACTCACCTTGTGGTGACTTAGCGTCTGATGCTTTAGATAGGTTTGTGAATTTCTCTAGTAGTGAGCCAGGTGTGCCTGTTAGTGCTCCGTCTCCATCAAGGATGAGGACGTGTAACAAGTCTCTGTATCCACCACGCTCATCTGCCCATGCTGATGTGCCAGGTCTTGGAGCAACGTTGATCCACTTCTGGTTGTAACCATACATTCTTGACTCATAGTCACTACCGACTGCGATAGCAGATACAGTAGCAGCGTTTCCGTCAGTTACAGTTTGGTTTGCTTGGAATAGAGGTGATGTTTTGTTTAGAGATACTCTTAATTCTCTTGAGATAGATAGAATCTTACCTGATGTGCCAGATGCAGATCCAGGTGATCCACCATTGTTTGCCAACTCAGTAATTGTGTCGCCAACTTCCCAGTAGTCTGATGCAGTGTTATCAATACTTACTTCAAGTTTCTGTGTTTCCTTGTCGTATGCAACGATACCACCAGTGATGTTACCAGAAAGTCCAGTGTAGAAGTTGCCTGCACCGAAGCTACCAACTAAAGTTGAATTCTCTTCAAGTGTAATGACAACTGTGTAAGAGTAGACTTTACCGAAGATGTTAGCAGCGGAGTAAGAAACTTCCGCACCTGATGCGAATTCCCACTCAGCAGATCCTGGTTGTGATAGGTATAACACCTGATCAGCACCTGAGTCTGTTACTACGACTCTAATGCTATTACCGTGTGTGCCTGCAGTTTTACTTGCCCACTTCCAGTTGTTAGAAGCATCTTTAACTGTTGACTCGTATGCATCTAGATTCTTAATTAATGGAGCGGTGATACCAGTAGATGTCTGCTCATTAATTGTTGTCTTGTTTGATGATACTGTTAGGAGTGTAACAGTTGATCCGTCAGTGTGTGCAGCAGCAGTTGTGCTTAGTGCTCCACGAGTTACTGTAAGGTTATTACCTACAACACCAGTAACTTGAAGAATCTCATCATCAACCCTAATGTAGGAGTTTGTACCTGCACCAAGTGTAGATGCAGAAGCAACCGTTAATGTTGTATCAGAGTCCGTATATGTCCCACCTTCGTTAATAGTAGAAGATGTGCCTGATGTTTCAATCAGCGTAACTTGTGATCCTGCTGCGTGTGAAACCCCAGATGTTTGTAGTTGTGCACGAGTAACAACTGCATCGTTACCAGTTACAGATCCGATCGCCATAATTTCAGCGTCGATCAATAGTAGATCTGCGACGTCGAAATCAGTTGTAGATGTAACTGTTAAAGTTGTATCAGTTGCACTGAAGACTGTGTTTGTAAACTGTGCTGTGTCAATGGCATTCTTAAGTGAGTTGCTCATTGCACGGACAATCTTCATGGTGCCACCATAAAGAAGATATTGTGCTGCACTAAACCAATACTCAAAGTTTGAGTTACTTGGTCTACCAAATATTGCGAGAAGCTCTTTCTCACTAGTTACCGAGGTAATTTGCTCTACTGGTCCTTTTTCAAAACTACCAACGAGTGATGCTACATTATCTACTGTAGCGTTAACGACGTTAGTTAGATCTCTTTCCAGTACAACAACACCTGGTGAAAGCTGCGTTGATGCCATGTTTGTATACTCCTAGAACGGGTCAATACGGATGCTATTAGTATTTAGAAAAAATGATGTTTTCAGCGGGGAAACATGACGTGAGCATACTACCAGTCTGGGTATTCTCCTTCTTTTACTTTCTTTTTTCTACGTCTTGAAACTCTTTTAACTGTGCATTCCTTGCACTCATATGCATAGGCGGATGGTGTATGTCCTCTGTCTTTCCTCGTATGATAAAAACCGTCAATGAGGTCAAACGTCCTAAGACATTTCCTGCACCGACGGCTTACAAATAGTAAATGCTCTAATTCTAATTCCTTGTCAAATTCCATTCCAGAATGTGTCTACCTGAGTAGTTTGCATATTTCTTGATACTATATACAATCCTACATTACATAGAAACCAGAGAGCATTAGTTATCCATGCCTGTCTCCAACAGTATTTTCTATTAGTCTGCACGATATACATGTTTCTTTCATTCATTGTTGAGTCAACAGATAGAGGTCTGACCTTAAGAATTTGCTCAAGAATAAATGAGATTCCACATCCTATAGCAAAGATGTAAAACATTAGGTTTAAAAAACCTGCGTTGATTAGTAAGAATTGTATCATTTGTGTTGTAATTTTTGTACTACGGTTTCCTTTTGCATTGGTGCGACATCATTTAGACCTGTGGCATCAAACCATGGTGCCTCTTCCCAATCAAACCCTTCACCGAATGTATTATCAGGTGCCATGACATACCAATGACACTTAGCGTCTGGTATATCTACAGCACAGACTGCCCAATCATCTGCCCACTGAGGCACTTGCACATACATTACTGGCAAGTGATTAGCAAACAATGAAAGTATAAGAGAGAAAAAAATCATTTCTTTTGCTCCTTCATATACTCTTCTCTACCATCTTTAGTAAAGACCTTCTTCTCATAATCAAAGTAAGGATGTGGTTGAGCAGATACTACTGGATCTTTTGTTTTGTTTTTGATAACAATAAACCTGTCAGCAGCAAATGTTCCTGCTAACTGAACTACAATCTCATCAGTGTCTTTCCAGTTGACAGTGCCATCCTTCTTGGTATGCAACATTGCCTCTTGAATCTGGTCAATAATTTCTTGTGTTAGTTTCATAGCCACTCAGGTTTGCGATCAGGTATGCGAAGATAATTGGTTGCAGCCCATGGCTTTGATGCAATGTATCTTCGATATGCAACGAAGGTGTCTATACTGTCATCAAACTTCCATTCTTCAGGCATTGCACGAGGGAACTGCGTTGCCTTATGATAACAATCATTTGGAAGTTGTCCAGTTTTTTCGTAGAATATTGCTTCTGCTTCTAACAATGGTTCTTCACATGTATGTGTTTTACCATATCTTTCTGTATATTCATTTGACAATCCAAATCCATGTGCAATAAGCCATGCAGTGTTATTGATATTTTCTGCAGCCCAGGCGGTGCAGGGATGACCTCTGAAGGCGCCTTTATCAGTTTTGTAGGGTGTACCATCCCTTTTGGTTAATTGACCCCAATCAAAGTACCATTTGGAATATACCATTGATAACATTTGACATGTTTCAAGGGGCATTTTGACAATGTGTTTGTCAGGTAATACTCTTGCCGATTCATAAGGGCAAGGTTCAGTCACGAATACATTCATAATTAATAATTATAGGTGCAGGGTCATTCCAATGGCGTATGTTCCCTGCGATAATGAAACAATTAGTAACAACTAACTGTATAAAAATAAAGGTACGAATCTTGGCAATGGTGTCTGCTTCACTGTTAGACTTACCAGACTTTTCTCCAAGTGCTTTCGCCCATACTCTCCACCACTTCTTCATATACCTAACAACTTTCGTTGTCGTTCAAAGTATCCATGAAGAATCCATGAACTACTGTTCATCTTTTCAGTTCCACCAACAGCCCACTCAAACTTTACTCTATCATTATTTCCAAACTTATCAAGCTCTGGTGTGTTACCTTTTGCACGGTCTCCACCATTACAAAAGACAACTGTTTGAGATATCTCAAGACATTTCTCAATCGCACCACAGGCAGAATCATCAACGTCATCCCAAGATACAACGGCGTCAACCATATTCAGATGACGAATGATGTCTGCTCTTTCTGTCCAAGATTGAAAATATTGACCTTTCTTTCTTGTTAACCAAGGGTCTCCATTTAGACCGACAACCAGATAGTTTGATAAATCTTTTGCTCTTTCAAAGTATCGAATATGACCACTATGTATTGGGTCAAACCCACCAGTGACAAGACTTACTTTTTCAAAGAACATTATTCAAATGTAGAATCAGGTTCAAGTGCGATGTAGTATTTTACATCAATATCTGTATTGGTAAAACAAGATAAAAGTTTTGATGATACAACTACATTGTATGAACCAGGCAGAATCTTGATATTCTCAACCTTAAAGTTGAACACAAAATCATTTATGGTTTCGCCAACGGACACAGAGAAGTGATTAGATGTATCATTCTTCTTATCACGAACAACAATACTGATTGAACCATCTTTACCAATCACTGATAAATCAGGAACTTGATATACCGCAGCAGCCTTGAGAAGTTTATCTAACTGATTAGTATTCAATTGAAAACAAACATCTTCAGTTGGTAAGGTAATCTCTTTTTCTGGTGGACTTACAATCACATTAGGATCAGCAAAGAAATATTTTGATCTTGCTCTGTCCTCACTTATGACAGTGTATCCATCATTCTTGAAATCCAACTCAGGTTTTTGATGCAAACTTAATGCATTTAAAAACTGATTCAGATCATAAACACCAAAGTCTTTTGGTATGTCTTCTTCGATTGTTGCCTCTGCAAGAATATTTTTCATCACAGAGATTGTTCTCAAAGAGTTACCTTTCTTGAATAATATAGATTGATTAATAGTTGAAAAGTTTTTCAACAACATCAATGTTTTGTCAGAAAGTCTCATTTTTTGTGGTCTAAGTTTCATTTCACTAATTTTGTTGATCACTGGATAGGTCTCATCTAAAGTTCCTTCCAGTGTTTCAGCAGCTAAACTATAAGCGTTTATCATAAGGGGAGCTTTACTCCCCTCATTATATCAGGATTGTGGTGTGTCGTCAACAGGTGTAAACTCAACATCAGCATCTACTTTGTCATACAACTCCATGAATGCTTGTTTTGTCTCATCATCAAAACGATTGACACAAACTTCAATTGCTTTCGCTTTGTTCTTAAAGATTGCATATGCACGAATGATATGAACAAGTCTACGAGTTGAGATAATCTCCTCGATACCACCATCATAGAAGGTTTTACGAATGATGTCACCCCAGTCAACAAGTCTCTGACAGAACTCGTCATCTTTGATGTTAAGAGTTGCAGCAAGACCTTGAAGAATCTTGAACTCGGTCTTCACACTTGGATATGCCTGTTCAAATGTAACAGGGAATCTTTCGAGGAATGCTTCATTCAATACGTTAGTACCGATGAATCTATCATCCTCAGAACCTTTACCTTTTGTGTTTGCAGTTGCAATCACATTGAATCCTGGCGCTGGTTTTCCATATCTTCCAATCTTTTTAAGGAAGACTCCTTTTCCTTCGAGGATTGATTGAAGGCAAAGAATCTTGTTGGAAGCCAAGTCAATTTCGTCAAGCAGTAAAATCGAACCGCGCTCCAAGGCCTCGATGATCGGGCCATTATGCCAAACGGTTTGACCGTTGAGGAGACGAAATCCACCAATAAGATCATCTTCATCTGTTTCAATTGTAATGTTTACACGAATAAGTTCTCTTCCTAACTGAGCACAAGCTTGTTCTACAGAGAAAGTTTTACCATTACCAGATAGTCCAGTAATGAATGTTGGATAAAATTGTTTTGATTGTATTACTTTCTTAATGTCTGCAAAGTTTCCAAACTTGAAGAATGTTTCATCAATTGCAGGAACTAAATTCTTTTCAGATGCAGGTAATACCGCAGGAGATTGGAATGTTCTTTCAATCTGCTCTACATCTTTTTGTGTGACTTCA